TTATGAAAGAGTTCATTAGAAACGTTTATTACCGATTAAATGGATGGCACAAGATTAGCAAAAATCCGTCCAAGTATGATGATTACTATGTATGCACTATATATGGTTGTGGATTTATTCTTCTTTTCGATGGAGTTTGGCATCCTACACAAGATAGTGGAGAACCTGCTTATTGGAGAAAGTTGCCAAAGCTCCCAAAATCTAAATACGAACATGTCATATATAAAAATAAATAGATTATGAATTACAGAAAAAAACCAGTAGAAGTAGAAGCAATGCAGTTTAACAGAGACAATTTCGGTGATATTGTCAAGTTTACGAATGGAAAAGCTATAAACTTTCAGATAGAGCGTATATATCCAAATGGGAAATGTTGGTGCGAGATACTGACACTTGAAGGTGTGATGAAAGCAAACGAGAAGGATTACATCATCAAAGGTGTAAATGGGGAGTTTTATCCATGTAAACCCGATATATTCAATAAAACGTATGAAAAAGTATAATAAATCAGCACCGTGCTATCACGGGAATTAAATACTTATGACTATGGGTTGCAAGAAAAAAGGTGGCGGCACAAAGAAGAAATAACTTCTAACCGTATGGGTGTCCGTAATTTGTTTACGGATGCCTTTTGTAGAACAACACAAAACATTTAGATATGAGCAAGAAAAACAACAGAGAAGAACTTCTTCGTTTAGGCAACTTCGCTATATACGGAGTAAAAGACGCATTCGGACATCAGACAATGATGGAAATATGCGCAGTGAGCAGAAATTGGATTTCACGTTTTGACGAGAGTACATTCATGTTCGGACTTATAAAAAGTATTGTAGGTATGTCGCCTGAAAAGATAGAGACCAAACAATGGATGACGTATCTTCAATCTCTCATCAATGTGCAACATCAGTTTTCAACTTCGGGTTGCCCAGTAGAGGTATTGGTTGAAATAGGTAAACTTCTTCTTTCATACCAAGAAAAGATTTCAAGTGAAGCCAATAAACCTACCGAAGAAGAAGAGAAGGAAACTCTTGATGAAATGAAACGTGAATATGAAATGCGTGACGAAATTAAAAACATAGAGAAAAATGGAAAATGAAACTAAATTCAGCAAAGGGGATAAGGTATATTTCCAATGCGCAGGTGTGCCGAGTGCAGGTACTATTATGGAATATGGGGATAAGGTATGCAAGATAAGCAGCAACGGTTGTGTGCTTCACGTACATACACATACCCTTTCTATCGCAAAAGATAGCGAGCAGTCAAAGGAGAGCAAATCCAATGACGGAACTCAAGAAGGGCAAAAGATACAAAAAGAGCCTAATACCTCAAAATTCAAGAAGACTAAAAAGACTTCAAAGTAAAAAAGGTAATGCCCGCTGTTCTCACGAATGACGGGCATTGTTGTATTTGATAAAAACCCACAAATTAAACTAATACCTTATATAATATCGTTTCTGAATACAGGTGTTATATAGCATACGCAATTCGGATGAAGAGGATAAATCATACCTTCGGATAATGAATGAAATCTATTTGCTTCATCATCGCACTCTTGACACGGGAAAGAACTTCCTCTGTGACCTATATATCCTATCGCTCCTTGTGCATCCATATCCAAATATCCGTCATACATCCAAGCATCCCCTATCGTATATCTACCTAACGTATTTATTGAGTTGAAAGCGGAATTGCTTATACCCACACCTAGATGAAGTCCTTTACTTACCAATACTTCCGCTTTACCTTGATTTAGTTTGGTAGCCTCCTTGAATATCGGATTGAGGTATGGTGTGCGCACATATTGCTTCATGCTTGCTTTCATTTTCGCTTTTGATGCACCAATCAGCAATCCTGCCGCAACCAAACCTTCAATCTCTTTTCTGTATGTGCCTGTATGGCTATTCAATCTGCCATAGAAGTTATCTCCCGATATGTCACGACCGATACGTGCAAGTATCTTATCCTTATTATCTTTGTGAGTGGCTACAGCGAGCGTTTCTGTTATGGATATGATAAGTTGTTCCATCTCTGAAATCAAATCGTCTACAGCCTTTTTAATCGTGTCGTTGTAGTCGAATGTGAACATATTTGGAGGGACGTTTGCGGCATAAGCAATATCCGTAAGTTTGTAGGCATAGTCCTCTATAATCGTTTCTAGGTTGTTCTGAAACGACAACTCGGCACTTAACCTTTGCCTTAGATATACCTTTGCCTGCTCTACTGCCGTCATTTGCTTACAGGTGTTTTGTTGTCGTTATTCTGCTGCTGCTTGATTGCGGTATCGGCATTTGAATTTGCTGTCTTAACTGCTTGCTGCTGCTGTTTTACAAGAGTTGAAAGCATATCAGACTGCTGCGCCTCCTTCTGCTCTGCAATGATACGTTTCCATTCATCGTATGCACCGTCTCCAGTCTGCTCTGATGCAGTCTGTTTTGACTTGATACCTGCTCCTACCTCTTGAACAAGATTATTTATTTTCTCCTGTTCGTTTTGAGGTATATAAGGTATTACCCATGTTAGTATATCCAGTTTTGCCATTTGTGTTAGGCATCCTGCTTCAATGGAATATCCGTACTTGAACAAACGTCCAAGTCTGTCAATGCTGTCTTGAAGAAGTACTGCATCGTACATAGCTTTCTGTATTGCAGGCAAAAAGATAATCTTCATCGTCCCAGTAGGTGTGTCACCGCTCTTTATTTCGGGAGGTTCTACGGTATTACTTCCTCGGAATATGTTCTTTAACAGGGTTTCCATTTCGAGTTTGAAACTGTCTGGGCTTTCGGGAGCCTTCAGATAGTCTACGTTTGCATCATTACCAATAACGAAACCTTTTACAGCCCCATCAACTGAATCACCCTGTACTTCTATGTCGTCACCCTTCATAACCAATATAGGGAACGCAAAGGCTAAATTGTTTTGGCACAGATGAGAGAAACCAAGTTCGTACATATCTATATTGTCCTGCACGGTAGACCAACAAGCACCAATAGGAGAACGATAGTATATCACTGGCAGCTCTTCATATCCGTGCGGTACAGCAGAAATGAGAGAATATCCGTCAAGTCCCAAAGTGCCCTTAAACTTACTGATAAAACCACCAAGTCCCCTTGCATCCTCTTTGAGGAAATACATATATTTCTTATCGAATACCTGCGCATATCTTGTTACTATACCACCGCTTTCGTCCAAATCCGAGAAAGTGCGGACAAAATACATCGGTTCGTCTGTAATAGGATTGGTATGATAATACAGGCAGTCACCGTCAAGATATGAATAATTCTTTATATTTACCTTACCGTCTGAAAAGAACATGGCTATCGCACCGTCACCAGTGGATTTGATACTGTCACAGAACTTGAAAAATGCGGTGTCTACGTGCTTGTTGTACCAACCTCTTTTGTAAGTGTTGAACAAATCATTAGCACCATCAATATTCTTACCGTCTGAATTAAGCTCATGGTGCAGGTCATTTCCGCAAAGGTGGATAAGCTGCTGTATCTTTATCGTCTGTTGTAAGGCAAACGATACACGCACCATCTTCTGTACGGTATGTACTTTTTTCTTTTTTGTTGTAGTCCCGTCTTCTGATGGCACTTCCACCTCGATGTCTTTCAGTTTGTCCGGATAGAACTCCTTATCATAAATAAGGTGTCCGTTCGGGTCTAACTCACGCATATAGTCAGCCTGCGTTACGATATTATACACGGGTTTCTCATCATTGTAGGACAATGAATCCAAATCAGTCCCCAATACAACATTGGGATTGATTTTACATTGCGGAGAAATTTTAGTAAAAGGTCTTTTCCGCAACAAGTCCTTTACTTTAAATTCTAAAGCCATCCTAGTCCAGTTATGTGTTTACGTTTGTGCTTGATATTAAAAATACACCTCATAAGCATTGCTTCTATGAAGTCAGGAGAGTGTCCGACAAGCTGTTTCATAAGAATCTTTTTGATTATACAGAAACCCTTATCGGTATTGTTTATGTCTTGCTTTATAGCCTTTCGCTCTTTCATCAAAATATCTCTTAATGGCATATTTTTAAATCCTTTTCCACTGAATTTCATATCAAGTAGATTTGGATTTATTGAAATTTCTCCATCGTTCAAATTGTGGTAGAACATATATGCGCATTGGGATTTGATATTATCGTACTGACCTTTATATTTATCATCAACACTCTCACGGTTGTTAAACGGTATTGCATGAGGAAAGAATCCTTTGAAAGACTGACCGATACCGCTAAGGTCGTAAGTAAAATCCTCTTCCAGTACCCCCCACTCTTCTAATTTGTTTTTAACCAACTGCAATACTATCTTCGAGCTCTTTGAACAGGTGAAAATGTCCTGTATATGATTGCCTATCCAAAGATATAGTACCAAATTATCACCTCCGTCGAAAGCGACATCACATGATGCACGTCTTTTCCCATCACCTATCTGCATATCGTTGGAAAAGAACTTTTCCATTTGGTCGAAATTGATAAGATCGTCGCCAACGGTTTTATACCTCCAGTTTCCTCTAAGGTCTCGTTCTATTTCTTCGGTAGTCTGATTTGCAAGGTTAGCCACATAAGTAGGGTCGGAACGCAATAGTTGTATGTTCTCTTCCAATCTTCCCTCTATAAATGTGACAGACTTTATGAATAGTTCTTCTTTTGTCATACCTAGATTTAGGTTCTCGTATGGTCTATACAGTTCATCAATAAGTGCTTTATTATTTTCGTACACTTCCTCACGTGTATTACCCCATGATATTGATGATGGGTCTTCTGCATCCTCTCCACCCATAAAACAATATCTTACAACACCATTTCTTTCAGGTATAGGATAGCCGTCTTCACCTATCCACCAGTCGATAACTTTAATAACCCAACTGTCGGGGTCTGGGTTGCAAGTCCCGAAAAATCTATTTGGTATATAATGGGAGTTACGATTACAGGTCATAAGATATTTGAATTTCTTATACTCAATCTGCGTAATCTCGTCTATCGCTATGTATGGTATTTCCCTTCCTTGAAATCTTGTTCTGAAATCCGAGTACGACCCCGAATAATATGTAAGTTTTACTTTTGACCCTTTCGAGAAGTTCCACGTCATATCCGTTTTTGACTTGTTGTATGAACCAAACTGTGAATATAGAATATCTGAATTGTTTTCAAGCTGCTCCAAGTCATTTACCTCTTTACGGAATATTGTAGCACGGAAAAATTTATTGTTAATGTCTTTCAGAACATCGTCAAGAATAGCCCAAGACTTTCCACCTCCTCTTTTTCCGCCATAAAATACCATTTCTGCATTGCAAGCCAAGAACATTTCCTGGCAACCTCTTTGCGGTATGACGATATACGGATTGGGAACTTTCCTGTCCTCATCCCTAAGATAGTCCATGTACTCGTAAGAGTAAACACAATCACCATCCCTTGTTTTCAATATATCATCTATTTCTTGTCCTTGAAACATCAAAATTGTATATTTATTCGCAAAGATATACATAAAATTGCATATAAATTGCATATTTTTTTGATTTTTTCTTGTTTTTGAATAAATATTGTATATATTTGCGGTTGAAAATAGTATATTTATGCAATTTAATACGGAAAAACCGTATATAACATAAACACAAAAACTAAACAGACAATGGAAACAGAAAAAATCATTTCCACAATTAAGGAACAGACTGGAACAACCAGTCTATCAGACAGAACAATCGCTGACTACGTGAACAACAATTTACCTGTCGATGGAACAGAACCCGATGCTGCTTATTTCACTAAGCACGTGAACATTCTGAAATCAATCAACGGTAATTTCGACCACGATGTAGCGACAAAGGTTGATGAGTTCAAAAAGGACTACAAACCTACACAAACCCCACCAACGCCACCAACACCGCCAACAGGCAATGAACAACCGACAAACGATTTTGAAGCACGTCTGAAAGCTATGGAGGATGCAAATAATGCTAAATTGAAAGAGTTGGAAGATAAACTTTCAACAAAGGAAAAAGCATCGGAGCAGAAATCATACATTTCACAGTTGGAGGGTAAATTCAAATCCGAATTGGAAGAAAAAGGTCTGATTTTCGACCCTATCTATTTCGAGCACATCGTAAGGGAAAATGGAGAGTTCGACACGCAGAAATCATTGGATGAAGCAATCAAGAACGTTTCCGAAAAGTACGACAAAATGTTCAAGGATAGAAACAGGCAAATATCAACAAACGGTTTCGTACCGCAATTCCAAACATCGGAGCAACACCAAGAAGGCGCAAAATCAGCAGCAGAACAATACAAAGAGCGTATGCGTGCAGAGGGCAGACTTCCGAAGGTTGAATAGAAAATACAACAACACAAACACAAAAAATTAGAAAATGGACAGATTTGGAATGACAAACAATGTCATGGCTACCTACTCAAAAGAGGTTGGCGGTGACTATCCTGTATGGATTAAGAAAGGCGATAATTTACAGGGCGGTGGTCTTGTGAATGTAGCCGACATTCCTACAGACACTGGAGTGTTGCAAGAAGGTACAATGCTTATCTTCAACGGCATCGGCAAGGCTGTAACCGTTGTAAAGAGCACAGACACTGACAATCTTGCAAAAGTAAACGGACTGCTCGCAGAGAGAGTTCGTATTCCTCTTGACAAAACGGTGATTGACGTAACGTGCGCAATAACACGTGAAGGCAAGATCTATGCCGACAGAGCAGGCATCCCTGCAAGTGTGGAAGCACTTCTTCCGAAAATTGAATTTGTGCGTGAAGCATAAGGAGGCAGATTATGATTAGAACAGCGGAATTTGACAATATCGTAGACCGTGGAATGGAAGCCCTCGGTTTCAGAAATGACGGTAATGGAACATCCCTTACCAATTATTACCAGTTCATGTTTGCCGAGAAGTACAACGCACAGGCGACATTCGCACAGGAGGGATTTCCTGTAAATCCTAACATTCCTTTGAGTGCAACATGGGAGCAGATTAATGCAACCATCAGACCGTACACAATGGCAGCACGTGTGGATATTGATTCTGACGGACCGACAAAACACACAGACGGATTCAGTCTGAAAATGGGTTCTCTCCCAACTTTCAAGCATGAAGTTCCGTTTGACAAAAAGACGGTTCGTGAGAAACTGCTTTTGGCGCAGGAAATGGGCTACATCAGTCAGAACATTACCAACGTGATTATGGACTTAATGTTCATGTCAAGTGATAGTCTTATCGGTGGTAACTATAACACTCTGCTCTATATGAGAGACCAAATTGTTTCCAACAAAGGCAAGTACGTGCTTGACGCAACCAACAACCCATTGGGTATTCCATTGGAGGTTGACTTTGGTATTTCTGCATCACATATCAAGACATCAACTTGGTACACAGAGGACACAGACGGAAACGTTACACAGGATGCAGGTGTGACAAGCGGAACTACCAACCCTATCACTGTTTTGCGTAAGGTAAAACACGATGCAGAGGAAAATGACTTCTGCCCGACAGGACACTGGGAAATTTCAAAAAGCACGAAGGACGCTCTCGTCAGCATGAAGTACTGGAGAGATATGTACACGGCAGCAGCACATACCGACACTACCAACATAGCATTGCTTTCTGCACAGGCAGTAGACGATGATATTCTGACCTATATCGGTCGTGTAATCGGTGCTCCTATCGTAGTGAAAGACCACAAGGCACAGGTTGAGAAGTTTAATACCACCACAAAGAAGATAGAAGTAACCACATTGAAGTCATTCGTTGACGGTGTGATGGTATATGTTCCCGATGGTGCTATCGGAGACGTGCAGTTCTCTAAACCTTTGGCACTTGATATGCCATGTGCTAAGATTGGATGGTATGACGGTGGCAGAACCCTGTTACGTCAGACATTCAATTCGGACGCAATGAGTATGCTTGTCAAGTCCGAATTTACGGGTATGGTTGTGCCTAACAAGACACAATGGATGTACTATGTAACTATTAAGGGTTAGTAGGTGATGGCTAGTATAATCACCATAGAACAATATTTGCGTGGCAAAGTCGGGTACGAAATACCCGATAATGCCATTGCAAGTATTCTCGTAGATAGAGGTATAGAAGCAGGAACGAAAGTTACTGAATTGAGTACCGACGAAGCCACCAATACGAAACTGAAAGACCTATGCACAGCAGACTTATATCTGTATTGCGCAAGTACCCCAAGTACAATATCATCCCATAAAGAACAGGATGGTGGTTGGACTCTTGAATCGGGCGGTACACAGCACTCTGCATACGATGCACGTCAGTTAAGGGCGATGGCTCAATCAATCTATGATAAATATGGTGAGACTACTTCGACTACCAATTACATCAAGATAGTAAATCTCTAAATGAGTGAGATATGAGCAATCCGAGATTTCCACATACTTGCACTATCATAAGAAAGGAAGAAGCGTCACAGTTCGATGATTCGAATAATACTTTTTTATATAGTGGTAGTTGCCGAAAGGAACTTAATCAATGGGGTAACTCGCATAATCAAAATTCAGCTAATACAGCAGAATGGATATTGTCGTTACCTATTGTTGTAAAAGTGAAATTCGGTGACGTTGTAACAGTGGATGACGGGATATGCCCAATAGAAGGGACAGTGGGAGACTGGCAGGTAACTAACATCGAACACGATAACTCTGATGGGTCGTTCACGAAAGACGAAAACGATAATGAGAAAAGTCTTGACGGAACTACTACGAAAGGTATGCACATATATGTTTCCGTAACGAAGAACTAAGCTATGGCAGACAATTCCAAGGCACTTGAAAACGGTTTCAACAAAGCGAAACAGATTATCCGTGAGCGAGTTGAGATAGGTCTTATGGCAGAAGCAAACAAACTTGCTATGAAAGCCTACGAGATGTATCATTCTCCAAAAATGGCATTTACTGGGCAGACTTGGACTGGGACTGCCGTAGGAGCTTTTAGTTATGGTCATCTGATATACGTAATAACAACAAGGCAGATTGGCAGCATGCCGCCACCTGTAAGGAAAAAACTCACAACAGGAACATACGCTTTCCTTAAACCTGATTATTTAGGAAGATATAGAGGATATAATGGTGTAGTTCCTACTGATAAGGGGAATAGCGAACAGGATGCTATTACGTTTTTGGAGTTATATAACCCACGTTCTAAATACGCTATTGTGGTCGTAAACGGAAGTGAATATGCGAAATACATAGAACAAGTCATGGGTGGTGACGTATTGATTGGTACATACCATTATGCGAAGGGTCTAAGGGCTGTGGATTTAACTAAAGCGGTTTGACGTATGGAAATGTATAACAGAAACAATATCTGCAAATCCCTATATACTATCTTCAAGAGTGTATCAGACAAGATATATATAGACGACAGACCAAGCAGTACCACAACGCAGATGGAAACATTTTTAGTCATTAAGATTGGAGATGTAGACCCGATGCACGCTTACGGTGACACATACGGAACTATCAGAGCCTTTTATAAGGACAAGGACAGTACATCGCAGATAACTAAATTGTCTGATTTGGAACAGAAGATATATGATCTTCTACCGATTGACAATGAATTATACAAGGCATTAAATCCTAAAACACTTGAATGTAAGTCCGACGGTGCAGGTTTTCACTATCTCCCTATTTATTTCGATTTGATTTTAAAGTAATAACAACACAAAACACATAACATTATGGCAGCAGCAATAATTACAAAGAGTTTGAGTGACTTAAAGAAACTCTTCTCACAGATGCACAACATCTATTATACCAAGACAACTAATCAAGGATTGGCTATATTGGCAAGTTTTGACATGGAGTTACCAGTCGTAGAAGGCGGTGTGACTTTCAAGAGTGGTGAAGCACAGCTTACCAAAACCAAGCTGACAACAGGCGAACTTTGGGATGTAACCTCAAAGTCGGGTGACGATGATATTTCTTATCAGATTTCGTCTTTCGCTCCCGAAATTTTGGCAGCGTTCACTAATGCGGATGCGACAGCAACCGATATGGTAAGTACCGTAAACGGTGTTACTTATAGCGGTTATGGTATCAATACTTCACCTAAGAAAGTAGAAGGCGCACTCTTTATGACAAGCGAAGACTTGTCGGCAGCTATCTACATTCCTAACGCACAGATTTTCTCTAACCTCGTCAACGAGAACGATAAGCCAGCCTACATCAACAGCAAGGTTTCGGCTCTCGCAGACACAACGGGCAAGAACATCTACGTACTGTTCAAGAAAGCAGCATAGGCACTCTTTCATAAAGCAACGTGGGGCGGTAGGCGGTTAATGCCCATCGCCCCTTTCTTTTTTTTCAACAATACAAAACAAAATCAATATGTCTAAGAAAATACAACAACCCGATATAAAAGCACAGAAGGAACTACAATCGGTTGAACTTGATTTGCCCGATTACGCTACGGTACGCAACAAGAAATTCAAAATCAGATGGATGCTTAATTTTACCAGAAGCATGATAACTAAAACCATACTACAAGAAGGGAATGATGATAAGCAGTCCTGTATGTGTGCCGCACTTATGGTATTAAACGGTTTTTGGTCTATCAAACTTTTGTACTGGCTTAAATGGAGATGGTTCTATTATGTCAAGCAGTACAACGAGACGGAACTTACCGAGTTGTTGGATTTAGGTAAAAAAAAAGTACCGCTAGACCAATACTACACAAATACCATATTGTTGACCGCTCTAAAGGATACGAGCATGATGATGAAGAAGGAGGAAGTTGCTACTACCCTTCAAGGACTGAATACGGGGCAGCCTACGAAATCGCCAAACACCACGCATGGATGATGCAACCTAGATATTTCTTCTTCGGACTTTATCGTGTACCGATGTGGGAATATATGTGCGGAATGACAGCAGCACAGATAGAACTGATGAGCATTGACAAACCTCTTACACTTTACGGGAAGAAGAAAGATACTCCCGATGAAGAAGATATACTTGAAGCACAGGAACGATGGGAAAAGAAATATGGGGATAAGAAAGACAAGAGCGTTGATGCTAAACCCCTATTGTCGAATTTTAATATTAAATAGTTATGGCATTAGATACATTATTTTTTGACTTGAAGATAAACGATATGACTGATGAGCAGATGAAAACCATCAAGTCACGTCTTGAAAAACAACTCGGTCTGAATCTCGATTTAGGAAAGCAGATAGAGCAGTCCGTTAATAAGGGCGGTGGTGTAAAAGTAAAGGTAGGTGCTGACACTACGGTTGTGGAAGCATCTCTTAGACGCATCAAAGAAATTATGAACCAACCGTCAAAGACAGCAGCGGACAGAAACGAAATGCTTGCATTGTCAAAGGTTATAAAGAATGTATCTGATGATAAGACTAAACTTGCAAGAGCAGATGAAATAGCCATGCGAGCTGCCGATGCTCATGCTTTGGCACAAGAAAGATTGGCTAAGGCTGCATTGCAGACAGAAAAGGCGCAACAGTCACTTGCAACAGCTCATACAAGAGCAACACAATCAGCTAATTCACATATCAATGCAAACGTAAGGTTAGGTCAGTCTCTCACAGGTCTAATTTCAATAACAGGAGATTTGCGTAATCAGATAGGTATGCTATTCTCTGTCTATACAGTAGAACACCTATTGAAGAATGTAGTTCAGATAGGTGGTGAGTTTGAAAAGCAGAAACTAGCTATGTCGTCTATGCTTGGTTCAATAGAACAGGCTGATGATATTTTCAATAGGATGAAGAACTTAGCTTTGACCTCTCCATTCAACTTCAAGGACTTATCTAACTATTCCCGTCAGCTAACCGCATTTGGGACACCATATAAGGACTTATACGACACCACAAACAGACTTGCGGATATTTCAGCAGGACTTGGCGGTGATATGTCAAGGTTGGTTCTTGCTTTCTCACAGGTAAAGGCAGCGGCTTATTTGAGAGGACAGGAAATGCGACAATTCACTGAATTTGGAGTATCGCTACCCGATTTACTCGCTAAGAAATATTCAGAAGCCGAACATAGGATAGTTACGGCAGGTGATGTCATTGAAAGAGTGTCTAAGAGAATGGTATCTTTCAAGGATGTAAAAGATGTACTTTGGAAGTCTACGGACAAAGGAGGTCAGTTCTACGGTATGCAGGACGTATTGGCTCAATCTACAAGTGGTATGGCATCCAACTTAAAGGATGCTATTGACACGATGTACTACGACATCGCCAATTCCAACAGTGGAATGATAAAGGAGAGTATTAAAGGAATAACAGAGCTTGTAAGCCATTGGAGAGATTTTACATCTGCAATGACAGCAGGACTTGGAATATATTCAGCGTATAGATTGGTTATGTCAGCACATAACAGACTATTGGGCATAAATACAGCAGCGACATATAAAGGTGTAATAGCATCAAAAGCAGAGGAAGCAAGCATATTAAGAAAGAAAGCATTATATACGCAGCTAACTCCACAAGAACAGATGCTTATAGCCACACAAAATGAATTAACTTTTTCTGATTTAAAACAACTTGCATCATCCAAAGCAATAAACGCAGACGCACTTATAAGAATGGCTAACGCTAAAAAGATAACAGCAAGTCAAGCCTTACAGGTAGCTTCAACTTTGGAACTTAGCGCAGGTCAGAGGAAATATCTAATAGATTTGCAGAGGGTCGAGATAGAGCTTTCAAAGGCAAGCGGAATGATGAGCAAGTTTGCATTGAGTGCTGAAAGAATGTCTATGGTTACGGCAAATAGAATGATGTCTATAGGTTCTAATATCAGTTCTTTTTTCAGTGGAATTTTCACAAAAGGGAACATTCTTATGGCAGCAGCATTTATAGGTCTTGACGCTTTTCTTAGCTATCAGCAAAGAGCGAAACAGCTTGATGATACTAATCTGCAAACCATAAAGAACGCAGAGGATGGATATAAGAATTTAAGCGAATTTCTTGCACAGAATCCTATTGATGCAGCATTAAAAAAAGGAGACGGTAACGAGATAGATAAATTAATAGAATCATACAAGGAACAACTTCAAAGTACACCTCTTGATATGAGTGGATTTATAACCAATGTTGATTCTATTACCGATGCGTCTGAAAGACTAAAAGAGTTACGTGCTGAAATAGAAGCATTGAAAGCTGCTGACGATACTATAGCAAAGAACGGGAATCCGTTTGTGCAGGCACAGAAAAATCAAGAAACGGGAATGTTCGGAGGCGTATTCTCTACTATTGACAGAGGATTGGCACAAGCAGACCGAGCTGTTATTAATTTCTTGGGTAAAATAAATCTTATACCCGAATCATTCCGAAACTGGGCGGATAGTGGAGACGAAGCCATGCAAACATTAGATACTGCAATATCCGATGTAAACGACAGATTATATACATTGCAGACGCAGATGTATAAAATGACGAATAAAGACATTCAAGATGCGATAGATAAGATGAAGAAAGACTATCCCGAAATGGCAAAAGGGATTGAACAGATGAGGGACGCAGGAGCTTCAAATAACGAAGTACTTCTTGCTATGGCTAAGATAGAATACGATAAGGGAGGAAGTTTCCTTAATGGTAAATTAGACCCAACAGACATCAATAAATATTTCACTTCATATTATAGTGCCACTTCCAAAATGTCAAAACAGATTGACGAGGTAGTGGCAAGAACCAATAGCAGTTTAAATAAGGTTGACGTTGAAGGACATTCCGAAAAGTGGAAATTGGCTATATTAAAAGCAGGACAGGAACAGGCTAAAGCCCTCGGACTTCAAGGTGACATGCTTGAACAATGGAATTTTATGTTAGAATCTGCCGTAAACAAGAACAGTTTAAGGCTAAAAGACCATCCGCAGGCATGGAAATCAATGTACGAACAAGTTAATTCCATACTTGCAAAGAACGGTAAAACTATTCAAAACGCAAGTCAAGAACAGGTACAGAAAGCTATACAGGCAGCCGCCAATGAATTAGCTAAGGCTAAACGGTGGTTGGCTAATTGGATTGCTGCTATGAACAGGTTTTCTGCAAATCATCCTATTTATGTCTATACTGAAGTGAAAAAGATAGACAATCAGAGTAGACCAGTAGCAAGTGGCAGAGGTAAGGAACTTACACGAAACGGAGATATACTTCACACGGTGGGTTATTCAACCCTCGCTAATGTAAAGACTGATGAGGACGCTTATAAACTCGTTGAAGATAAATACAAACAATATAAAGACGATTTAAAAAATGCAAGAGGAAACAGAGAGTCCACAAAAAAAATAACCGATACTTGGAATAAGTGGAAGGATGCAATGAATGAAGAAATGGATGTGGCTTTCATCATCAATGGAGGTAAGGATAAAGCACCGAAAAAAGGTTCAAAAGAGGACACTTTCTTAAAGGATATGCGTGCCAGACTTGACTCCGTTAAAAAGGCAATGGATGAATACAAGAAATGGATTCAGGCGGGCAAAAGTGAATCTGAATCTATTGGAGATGTAGAAAGTATGGGAATATTCTCAAAAGGTACGTTTGCCAAGATGTCAACCGAAAGCGAATTAAATGCTTGGTACAAGAGGACTATAAAGAACTTGGAAGATATGATGCGTAAGAACAAACCAAGTACCGAAAGAAAGAAATTCCTTAATGAGATATTATCCAACCTTACGGACTTTGACGGAGACGAGTTCAAACGTAAACTAGATGAATATAGCAAACAAGTAGAAACCCTTATAAGCGACACAAAAACAAAATGGGACAATTATCAGAAATTATTATCCGCTGGCAGCAGTAGAGAAGATGCGGCTAATTTTTCTTTTGGAGGTAAATCCAAATATAGCTCTCTTTCGGAAGCCATGGTAGGCAACTTCTACGACCAAATGGCTAAAAAAAATATCCGAAAGAATATAGACTTTGGTATGAAAGAAGAGGATGTTAAGAAGTTATTGGGAGACGGAAAGATAGCGGAAGAACTTCTTAAACTTTGGAAAGAAGCAAAATCTCAAATAGAAAAGGACAGAATAGATATACAAATTAATGCTGACAAGGCTAAAGAACAGATAAGCAGTATTTCTGATAAGATTAAATCATCCATTGAAAAGGCATTAGACCAATCGTTAGGTATAAACATTTCAAGTGGAAAACAAACTAGACTTTCAGAAGTCTCTTCAATAGACAAAAATACAGGATTGCTTAAATTAGACGAAAATGCAAAAGATATACTATCTCCTTCTCAAATAGAAAATGCAAAAAATTTAATTGAATCTGAAAATCAAGAAATAACGAAGTTAAGTTCTTCGCTTCTTGAATTATTACCTGCATGGGATGATATACTTGGGAAGGCTGCATACAAGAGCCTAAGCGATTTATTAAGAGGTATGCGTGAAGCTAAGGAAATAATATCAAACGCAAAGGTTGTAAATGACAAGAACGGTAAGCCTTCATATTTTACATCTTCATATAAGGATAGAGATGGTAAGGAGCAGTCGGTTAGTGGGAACATAGGCGAATTAGACAGATTGAAAAACCAGACAGACACGAGACAGGGAGATATAAATAAAAAGGATCCTTTTGTCGGAATGTATCAATCCGCAAATAGTTATTTCGGTGCTAAACAGCAAGAAAAAAAATGGAGTGACCTTTCCAAGCAAGCAGAAAAGAATGGAGGTACTACTACATATACAGATGATAAAGGGAAGAAACAGACAATAACTAAAAAGGATGCTGATAGTAAATCAAATGATGCAAGCGGAGAGGCATCGAAAGCATCTCTTTCGTTTGCGGAAGCTCTTCAAAATTCCGTAGGAAAATTGCAAACGTGGAACAATAGACTTTCAATGTTGGGTTCGACTATTGAAGCATTAGGTGGGGGAAGTGATGTATCTGATGCAGCAGGTGTAGCAGGAGGTATGTTAGGTGGTGCGATGTCGATGTCTTCACTTGGACCATGGGGTATGGCGGCAGGTGCGGCTATGGGGCTTATATCGGGAATAGCGTCAATGCACGATAAGAAACTTGATGAATCAATAGAGAAGAGTAAACAGAAAGTAAAAGAACTGCAACTTGCATATAAACAGATAGAGGATAATTTAAAGTATTATCTAGGTAATGCGGCAGAGAATATGCTTGTCAGTACAAGCGATGTGGAAAGAGTGCAAAAGATACAAGCATCAATAAAAGAAATACGTTCCAAGGGCGAGCTTAACTTATTTGATAAAATTTCACTTGCCGCACTCACTGAAGAACTGAAAAACTATTCTGCAACGGTAAAGTATTTGGATAGCAGTGATAGCGTAAATTACAAAAATGCTTATAACTATCAGCGTAACTTATATAAAGACCAGTTGGAACAATTAAAGCAGCAAAAGTCAGACGAGGAAGATAAAAAGAAAACAGACCAATCCAAGATTAATGATTACAATAGTCAGATTCAAGATATGGAAACCAAGATACAGCAGTTCTCGCTTGACTTGGCTAACAGCCTTTACGGAATAGACATAAAAGGATGGGCTTCACAGCTTGGAGACGCTTTATTCGAGGCATGGCAGAAGGGTGAAGACGGAGCCGAGGCTTTCAGGAATAAGGCTAATGAAATTATTGCCAGTGTAGCAAACAAATGGCTTACTCAAAAGATAATAGAACCTGCAATGGAGAAAATGATGACCGACATGGTAGACAAAGACGGTCAAGGAGGTTGGCTTGGAGAAAATAACAATATGACGCAATCCGATATTGTTAATAATCTTTCAAAGGATTTATATGATGTAGAAAGTTCGGTAGATACATATAACAAAGCTGTAGAAGCGCTTGATGAAGCATACAAGAAAAAGTATGGTAAAAGTCTAAAAGATGCCGCAAACGGTTCATCATCGACTGCAAACTCAATAAGCGGTGTAACTGAACAAGAAGCCAATATTATTGCGGCTTATATGGATGCGATACGGCAGGACACATATAACAACAGGATGAACATTCAGAAAATCGTAGAGAGCGGTTTGAAAATAACAGAAAATCCTATGATGCAGGCTCAACTATTAGAGTTACAGAAGATAGAGTCCAATACATACAAGAATATGGAGTTGGTGGGCGAAATTAAGAGCCTATTCAATGATATAACATTGGGCAACAAAAAAGTATATGTAAACTAAAAGCATTGTAAACTACCCACAAACTAAAGATTTGTGGGCTTTAGACGTAGAATAATTATCATGTATAGGACACGACAACAGTTCCCATCTTTCATGGGTGTTTACATACCCCCATGTAGCAATGTTCAGAGCAGCATTAACGTCTGCGTCTGCAACGTTACCACAGTGTGCACAACGGAAGTGTTTGCCGTTCCTAATACCAATGTGACCGCAATTATGACAAGTCTGCGAAGTATAAGCAGGAGGAATGGCTGTAATCTGAACGCCATTAATCTTGCTCTTGTATTCAAGGAAAGAACGAAGTTGATAGAAATTCCAAGAGTTACTTCTCCTTCGGAACGTCTTGTTGCGTTTCTTGGAGTTCATACCCCATCGGATATTCTTCAAGTCCTCAATGGCAATACCTTTGTGTTCTTTCTTTGCTTTCGCTACAATTTGCCTGCTTATGCGGTGATTGACAATAGTGGCAAATCTTCTCTCACGTCCTTTCAACCGTTTCAGCAACTTATGACAGTTGCGAGTGCCTTTGGACTGAACAGAAGCTCTCACTTTGTTGTATCTATTTCTTATGTTTTTGACTTCTTCGGAAGATATGTTAGTTCCGTCAGACAGAGAAACAACATCGGTAAGCCCCATGTCTACACCAATAAAATTCTCTGCGGTTTCTTCTTCTTCATCTGGGATGTCTATCGTCTGATACAAATAGAACTTCCCTCTAATGAGAACAAGGTCAGCTTCGCCTTTCGTATACTGCATGAGTTGTGGACGGTAGCAAGTATATGCTATCTTCTCACGACTACCAATAAGCGAAATGGAACATACATATTGGGTGACGTTATAGGAAAGCACACGACTATCATAAGTGATAGCACCAAACTCACTAAAGTGCCGTTGCTTTTTTCTGTCGAGTTTGTATGCGTTTGCAACCTTACTGATTGCACGTACAACGAGCTGAGAAGAAAGATGATAGGTTTCTTTAATCGGATAATACACTTCCTTGTGCAGACTGAACTGCTTGAACGCATGGCGTTCCCACGCTATCTGCGAGATAGTGTTGCAAGCCTCGTTAAAAACGCTGAACGTATTTTTCAGCATCACGGCTTGTTCGCCAGTTGGAAGCAGTTTAATCTGCAAAGTCAATTTCATACCACAAAGATACAAAAAAGTTTTGAATTATTCAAATGTTTGAAGGAAATAATTATATTAAGTTCACTAAAAGATGGAATAGTGGCTCAATTCCTCCCAAAAGCTAAAGACTTTTGGGTTTCCATGAGCCAAGTTATATGAAAGAATTAAGTATTGAATTAAGGAAGATGGCACGTGAGCAAGGCTTATGTGACCAGTGGTTTGGAGAATGGAAAGACGATAGCGATAACACTACCCTATTCGACAAATATAAACGTGGAATTGATTTCGCAATATCGAAAGATTATCCTACTCTCGATTATATCCGTTCGCACTGGAGTAAACAGGAACTTATGGATAATAACATATTTGTAGACTGTAAAGACGTTATTTGCCACAATCTGAAAGGAACGGTTATAGTGAATGGAGATTGCGACCTGACGTTGAATAATGATTTTTATAACGTATGTGATGTATATATACGTCATAACTCGAAAGTAAAAGTAACAGCTAGACAATGGTGCAAGGTTATGCTTAATGTGTACGATAATTCGGAAGTAGAAATTGAATGTTCGGACGATGCAAAGGTATATATATATGTGCATACTGATAACTGCTCAATACATAATACAGGAGATACTGAACCTATCATACATAAAGGGAAAACATACTGACGTACATAGTTTTTGTTTTAATTATTAGTTGAATAGGACGGAGTGTAACAAGTGTTTTACATTCCGTTCTTGCATTTTCATTCATATTAAATTAATATTTTTACTGTTTTATTGCATAAATATGCATATTTATGATTATATTTGCGGTTGAATATTCAATTAATATACATTATGGATGCTATTACAAGAAGCAGTTTGTTGATACAGAAGATGGTTAGCAATGCGCCAGTTGTCAACATTTACAAGCAATGGAATATTGTTTGTACTAAGATTCCATTCCCTAAAATAGAAACAAAAGAGCTACCTGCACACGATTTTTCGGGAAGTAATGGAGAAGATACTTACATACCTTCGTTTATGCCATTTAAGCCTTATGATTTACAGGTTGAATTTGCCTATAAAGGCACGGAGGATGAATGCTATAATGACGTATTCAAAGGATTCTTAAAATATCTTCAAGGTACAGAACCCGCATCCGATAATTATGATGAAATAACAGAGGGAGGTTTCAAGATATACGACCAACATAATTTAGTTGGGAGACAAAAGGTATATTTGAAAACATTCGACCCAAATGAGCTGATACATCAAAGCGGAGACCATCTCACTTTCAAACTCACATTCAGGGTTACAGACCCCGATACGGATATAACACTTATAGACCCTAAAACAGCAGTATCACTATGAGAGCATATATATTTGAAAAAGGTACTGAAAATATAAAATGTTCCGTTGAAAAATTGGAATACAACGGTCAGTTTATGGGAGAAAATTCCGTAATAGTTAGTGCCAAGTCTCCTAAACATATAGACTTTAATATAGACGATTATGTAGTATTCAGAGGCGAAAATTTTTATCTTGCTAATATCCCGACAGAGAAAAAGACAGGTGACAGAAATACGAAAGGAGACGTATTCCAATACGACAATATGAAGTTTATGAGTGTTCAGTATGAATTGAACAATGCGGACTTCAACGATTTCGTAGGTGGCAGTCAGACGGATATATCATTCACGGCACAGCCTAATTTCTCTTTTGTGGCTGCCACAGTAACAGATTTGGCACAGCGCATACAGGTCAACATGGATAGATACTACACTGGAGATAAGAAGTGGACTATCAAAGTTGACAACAACTATACGACAAGCGATGATAATCTGAATAAGCTGATTACCATTTCAAATATCACTTGTTGGGGCGCACTTGCTTTGTTTAAATCATTATATGACACTAACTTCATCGTAAGAGGACGCACCGTTACTATTGGAGGCAGTGGAAGCATAAAGGACATTACTTTTAAGGTAGGGGCATATAAAGGTCTATGGGATATGACAAGAAATTCCCAAACAGACCAAGGAATAGTAACCAAACTTACTTCATACGGAAACACAACAAATATAAATCCGAGATACTATTCTCTTATCGGTGTAACGGTAAGCGCAAAGATAAGTTTCGCATCGAAATACTCAATCACTAGAAGCGGTGTTAATGATTATATATTCCAGTTCGACCTGTCATACAGTTCAGAATTACGAACAAATATTAATGTAACCATATCTGGATATACATTTGATATGGTATTTGGAAGCTATGGAGAATATAGCGGTTGGGTAATATCTAGCGGAGTTAGTGATAGAAATTCTATAGGTAAGAGTATATACGATTCATTGGCTGTTGATAGCAAGGGAACTCCCACGGTAACTGTATCTGCTATTATTAACAGCGGTGCGAGGAAGGACAATATATCCGACCTATCACATTTGTCTTTTGATGTAAACAGTAAGCTGCCTAATAACATGAATATTATGAACCTCATGCTACCTGCATTTCCTACGCAGACATTGGCAGAGTGGGTTGAAGAGAACAAGAGCAAATATTCATGGTTACAGGAGTATGTAAATCAAGGATATACATTTTCTACCGAGCGTTTTTATCCGTGTATTTATAGTAAAAACAAAGACGTACTGGGTATCAGACCTCATACGGAATACTTTACTTCGGAGGATGAGACGCATAAGGACATATATCCTTCACTTCAATATTTCCAAAACGACAGAAATCAAGTTGTCGGGGCTACCACTTTAAACGGTGGCACAATATCAGACAGCGGAGTATTTGCCGATGGTGCGACCGTTGACCCTATATATATTATCATACCCGATTTAGGATTTGATTTTAACGATGTAGTCACATCAAAAAATTCTTTTACTCTGCATTTCAATTCGGGATATTGCGGAGGTCGTGATTTTACTTGTAGCGCATGGGTTAAAGACGGAACTACATGGAAACTGAAATGCGCAAGAATAAAGGATGATAGCATAGGCAAGTATTTCCCATACGTGGATGCGCCTATCAAGAAGGGAGATAAATTTGTCATTACGGATATCTATATGCCCGACACTTACATAGAACAGGCAAGTGTTGAACTGCTTAAATGGTCTATGAAGTGGATAGTTAAGAACGACTATACCGTATTCTCATATCAACTGACACCCGATATTAGCTTCATCAAACGTCACGATGATAAAATAACCGATAAAGGAACTACATTCTATCGTACCGTTAAAGAGGGAGATATATTATTGATTGAAGATACGGATATAGGTGTCACTGGCTCTATAACAATAGACCAAATTAAGATTACGATAAGTGACGGATTGCTGCCTAAATACGATATAACATTACGTGATACCAAGACGGTTGGAACGCTTCAAAAAGTACAGCAGCAGATAGACGCACTCACTGGTGGTGGTAGTGGCTCGGGGTATAATTCTTCACAAATAGGAGAAGTAGCCTATGCAGCACTAAAAGACAAATTCCTCTCCAAGACGAATAACGACAAAGCAAATGGACTGATCGGATTTGAAAAGGGGCTTGAAACGGGAACATTCCAAAGTGGACTTTTAGGTAGCGGTGCAATCATAGACGCTAAGGGAAATTCGGAAGTTGAAAGTATTACGTCCCGAACCTTTATGGCTGCCAAAGCGTTTCTGTATAATCTTATAGAAGTAAATATCGGTGAACGTTGGTCAACAAACGGATTCTGCAAGATTAAAAGCGTTGATACTGTAAATCAGATAATCACGGAGCAGATGGATAGTGACGAATATTCCACAATGCAGCTAGGCGATATATGCCGTGGTATATATTCGAATATCGGTAATCAATATACGACCGAGAATAAGGATGCGGACGATTGCGGATTCCCGACCAAATACGGGTTCTTCACGTCTTATTTCAGTGTCACTAAAATTATTGAAAGCGGGAAAGGCATAAGTAAGTTTGAGTATCAGTTACGTACATCCACTACCCCACACCCTTGCGCACTGATGCAAGCCGCACAATACGGCTCATTCACGGACGGGAAAAGACGTGCAAGCATATTCCAGTCTAATTATCCTCACTCCTATACCGAAAATCTTGAAGGTGTAAACACTTGGGTAATCAACAGTGCCAACATTACGAAACGTGACGGTTGGTTAGGAGATGTGGAGATAACATTAAAAAACGGAACAAAACAGCAATTATACGGATATGGTCTATATGTACAGGATAATGTCTATTTCGGAAGTGCCGTTATACAGTTAAGTCCGCAGACGTTAGCCGATTTACAGAAGGAATTAAGCAACTATATCGTATCGCTTACAGATTATGCGAGCAGCTTTACGGCAGACGCAAAGGGTAATATAATAGGCGGTCTTTGGTTTGAGGACGATTTAGGCAACAAGCAATACCGCATACATACGGCAGTATCAGTGACGAACAATAATAATATTATGTTGTGGCTTGCTGATTCAACCAAAGACGCAACGGAAAATAAATATAAGCTGTACGTACAAGGTATAGGGTGCAGTGCCTTTATATCCAACTCGACTGTATATATAACATCTATTGATAATTTCAACGATGGAATAGCCACTACTGATGATGGAAGTAAGCATACGGACGAGTGGTATGATATTATGCGCAAGACCAATTCGTGCAGCGTCAATATAATAGTCGATTGCGAGGGGAAAGGAAGTATCGTTAAGACAATGAATATCGGTATCAAGCATACCGAGGAAGTGTTTGCTATTGCTGACCTAGATAATGAGATGAGCAATATCCGTTTCTCACTAAAAGACGGAAAGTACAAAGGTTTCGACTCGTCCGCAACAGGTGTGACTATCAAGCACAATAACGTTGCGATGAAAATAAAAAATATCGTGTTCGGAACACTCCCTAGTGGCATTACAGCGGCATACACTTTATCAACTGATTCTTTGTCGGCAGTAATTACGTTTGCAAGTAGTCTTACTACTGATACCCTTACAGACTTCAACGTTCCGATTACGGTTGTAGGTACATTGGCTGGTGTAGACTATGAGAGCACTTTATACAAGAAGTTTACCAAGATAGAAGGTACTGCTACTTATGAGCTTTCACCTAGCACAGGAAGTATCGGTGCTACATACGATGCGAACGGTAATAAAGTATTGTCAACAGATAAAATCAGTTGCGGTATTAAGTGCTACGATGATTCGGGAGAGAATTACGACCTTACATCCGCACAGCAGACGGATAGAAGTATAACACTATCTTATGTGGTGTATGATGTAAGCGGAAACTCGATAAAAAGCGGAAGCACTAACGTTGGAACTAACATAAATCTTACATCTTCGTCATACAAGATAGTATTTACTCTGTCACAGAACAGCAAGACGATTGATGAGGAAACTATATATGTCAATGCGGACGGAAAGAGTAGTTTTACCTTTATCCGTTTTGCAACAGATAACAAAGGAAGTGGTATAACGGCAACACCTACAACGAGCACTTCATACATAGGAATAATCGTTAAGAATAGCAGTATTGAGCCTTCTGCAACTGAATATGTATGGATTCCATTCTTCGGACAGGACGGTCAAGGATATCAGATAGTATATATATTAAGAACAACCGAAAGCGCACCTAGCGCATACACAGGCGTAGACCAACCTACTTCTACTACTAGGGGCGATTGGACTGATAATCCCTTATCTGTTGGTACTGATTATCCATACCAATACGCTTGTCTAAGAACGACCAAAACCGATGGAACATGGGGAGATTGGGGAACACCGTCCCTTTATACAAGATACGCAAAGGATGGTGTATCTTCCTATACGTTTATCAGATTCTCGCAGTACTCTGACGGTCGTAATATGACAGATTCGCCAACATCGAGCACAGGATATATAGGTTTTGCTGTCGTGGAAAAAAATGGGTGCCCATCATACCTTTCGTTTGTATGGTCTAATTTTCACGGTCAAGACGGAGACGGATATGAGCTGATATATTATCTATCAAAGACTAAATCATCTCCTTCAATCCCATCTTCAAGCTCTGATACGGGATGGTATGACGACCCTCAAGACGTGACTTCTACTTATAAATATCAATACGTATCTAAGCGCACATTCTCTGATGGTTCGTGGAGCAGTTTCGGAACACCTACCCTATTCAATGAGTTCTTGAAGTCTATAAAGACTACGGTCATAAAATATTATCAGGCTACTAATTCTTCGACACCATCTACTTCTAGCACAGGTTGGTCTACAACATCACCCAGTCCGTCAAGTGGATATTATATATACGTATGGACGAGAATAACTTATACTGATGATACGTATGATGATTCTTTCACCTCTTCTTATTGCGGTACGGATGGAGAGTCAATACAAGGTTCACGGGGTTTCATTGTATATCCCGCAGGTGAATGGAGCTCGACCACAACATACACCAACG